GATGTTTACAAGTGCGTTAACCGCGTGAACGAAACTACGCCCATGCTTAAATCGGGCAACGGTGTAGCCAGCACAGCCACTTGCACAATAAGCATGCGTGATTTTATTGGTGATCCGAACTTAAGCAGCCCCGCATTGATAGCTAACGCATCAATTAAAGGTAAGGGCTCGTTTTTCGGTAAACTTAAATCTCGAAACGTTCTAACCAACAAGCCAGTTCGCGTTCGTTATTACGAAAGCGATGGGCGCACATCAATGCTGAAGCGAACGCACCACTACATGCTAGTAGATGTTAAGCAAAGCGCTAACGATATGTGGACCTTCACATGTAAAGATGTGCTTTATAAAGCCGATGATGAAAACAGCGACTTCCCGAAAATAGTAACCGGTACGCTGCAAAGTGATATCACCGAAGGTGAAACCACTATCAACATGAACGCGGATATTGCCGACTGGACGCCTTATACAGACTACACAGCAGTAGTTAGTGGTGATTTGATGATGATCACAGATGCTACTGGCACTTCATCATCAGTTACGTTAACGGTGGTTAGAGCAAACACTATTACGCTGGGTTCAAGGACTATTGAAAACCAACCTTCAACGCACTCAGCAGGGGATGAAGTTTTTCGCGGTAGGAAGTTCGTTAATGCTGATCCATATGATGTATTGGTGAAAGTGTTTGAAGATGCAGACTTAACAACAGATAACTACAACGCATCTGTTATTCAGTCTGAACTTGATGAATGGATCCCTAACCTTAAAAGCTCAATTGATGCCATCATCTACGAACACGAAGATACTACTAAATTTTTAGACGCGTTTTGTGCAACGTTAATGCTGGATATGTGGACCGATTTAACCACGGGTAAAATTGTGCTTAAGGCAACGAGCCCATGGAATACCACAGCAGCAATATTGCGTGAAGGTATCGAAATTAACTATGGTTCAATCAGTGTAGACGAAGATGCTGATCTTTATTACTCACGCGCTTTCCTACAGTACGATAAGCGAAAGCTTACTGAGAGCGATGATGATGCCAATTTTGCGCGCTCTAGCTTGGCGTATGATGCAACGTTAGAGGGTGAGTATTATTACAACGCCGAAAAAGTAAAAGATTTAGGCAAGTCAATTGTACTAAGTAACAAGCTCAGCAATATTGAAACAGCCGACTTAACCACAGTTCGCTATGCCCAGCGCTTTAGCAACAGGCCACAACGCATTGTTGCAACCGTAGAAGAAAAGAACCTTAATTTTTCTTTGGGTGATGTGGTTGAAATAGAATCAGCCGTTAATCAGGATTTCTACGGCAACCCAAATACGGGGGTGCGCGCACAGGTCGTTAAAATAGCGCCTCTTAGTACAGTTGGCCGAAACTATAAAGTTACCGCTGTTACGTACAACCCGTACATTGGTGGTATTGCTGGCTCTGACTTACCCGTTAATGCTGAATTCGATAATAACCTTTTCACTATTGCCGGCGGTCCAGTTACCCCAGATACATTTACTTTTATTCTAAGTCGCCCTCTTTACGGGCAAAACACCTTAAACCAAGCGATAAGCGTTGGTTCATTCCCTTCAGGCTCTACGGTGAACATAGTTTTTACTAATGGCGCCACTGCAATAGGGCGAGGTGGTAACGGTGGCTTCAGTGGAGGTGGTGAAAACGGGGGTACTACTTTACTTGGTCGCTCTGGTGTAACAGTTAACATCTACTTATCTGGCACTACTCCTGATTTTGGTAACGGTACTTACAATGCTGATGGCTATTTAAAAGCCTCAGGTGGTGGTGGTGGCTCTCACACCAAGGATGCCGATCAGGATGATAATGAACGAAGTGAATTAAATGGCGGCGGTGGCGGTGCAGGGCACAAGGCTGGTACTGGTGGTGAAGATTATAATGGGCAAGCGGGTAGAGACGGAACTGCATCATCAGGTGGTGCTGGTGGCTCTTTCGCTGGTGACGGTGGTGACCCCGGTGAAGCTGGTCAGCCCGGCGATACATCAGGCGGGTTAGCAGGTAAGGCAATAGTTAAAAACGGTAGCACAGTAAATATCATCACCAACGGTAACACCACTCGTTACATACAAGGTGAAGGTGATACACCCGATTCAATATCATGATCGAATCTTTAATTGGCGAACTGTATTTTGATGTTGAACTTTACGACAGCATTGAACTTGGTACAAGAATTCGCATTGGTGAGCATTATAACGGTTCTAAGTGTGTAATTTGGAAAGATGGCGTCTTCCTTGTCGGGCAACTAGAAGCGTCGATTTCTTTTCAAGGCTCACTCGTTAAGCTTAACAATGCTTCTAACGCGCCTTATATCTCTTACTTAAACAACGAGCTCGTTGGCAAGCAACTGCAAGTATCTGGCTCAATTATCTATACAAATGAAAATGCCTATCGCGAAATGCGTGAAGACGCCATGTACGGGCGAAAGGCTAACTATAAAGTTGAATTTGCAGACGGTGAAGAATTTACCGCCTCTTTCATTCCAACAAATTTAGCTGATAACTTCCCACGCGGCCAAGCGCAAACAAGTTCCTTTACGCTAGTTTCAAGCGGTAGCGTGTCTCGCATTACAGTTGAGTAAAATAAGCAATGGCTGAAATAGAAAAGTTACAGGCTCTTACGCAAGGAACGCCAGGTAACAGTACGGGCGCAGATGTAGCAAAAGCGGTTAATGCGCTAATTGATAGAGTCGACGAACTACCCGATGGCGTTCAAGAGTCAATAGACAACCTTTCAGAACTTATCAATGAAGCAAAGCGTTACCTTGATACGCAAGTGGCTCATAGTCCGCCTGTCAAACAGAACGCCAGCCTCACGCACATTCTTAGCGATTATCCCACGCTCAAGAAGACAGAGGTTTTACCCGAAGACTCACCTAATAATGAACCTCAAATTCGTTACGATGATGTGCGAGGATTGTTACATATCTCACTAACAGACAGATGGGTAACTATTCCTACTGTTATAGGTTCACGAAAGTTCGCTATTTTACCGCGAGGAACATTTATACGCCTTAACTCTGCGTACTCTGGCGGTATAAAGCTTAGAGTTTATCCTATGGGTGCCGGCGGTAATGGCCTACCTGATAACCCTACGTTAGCTAATCATCAATGGCATGAATACGAAACTACGGTTACAGACCTTTACAAAATAGGTGAGTTCAACAGAGAATATTTTGAAGGAATTATTGACTACGTTGAACTCGATAATTCATGGGCCACTCTCGATGCCGACCGTTCTTACTATCGCTCGTTAAATGGTTATTTTGATGTGGCATTTGGCACGTTAAAAAGCCCGTTTAGAAACTTCTACCAAAAGGCTGATGGTTACTGGTACAGCGAAGACATAACACCTCAAATGCCTAATTACATGGGGTCTAGTTGGACGCAAGACCCTAATAACTACCGCAACTATTCAGTTGATGACGCGTCAGGCGCTACCGATGCGCTTAGGTTCTTTGGTGATGACTACGATGAATACAGCTTTGAAATCATTCTAGTTGTTCACAGCATGAATAGGCACATGGCTGTCACTATTTCTAATAGCGCTCCAAACATCGTTTATGAGGCAGAACCCTACAGGTTTCTTACTGACGCTGAACGCATTTACTTCAAAAGAAGAAACAACGGGATTACCGGAAGTATGACAGTTGAGTCAATAAAAATAAGGATACCTGTCAGTGAGTATTAATCGTTTATTTGATGTGAATTTAAAAGCCGCTGACGGTTGGACCCAAGGCGAAGACTGGGCAGAGTGCAATCCTGTTCAAGATATAAACAGAATTTACCACCGCATATATAACGACAGTGAGGGTGAAAACCCGAACTACCGCATAGAACGCGGTGATAATTTTTATATAGGCGCTCACCCCTCTGAAGTTCGCGATTGGGTCCCTAGAACCGCGCCTTGGAATTTCGATATTGATGAAGCCACAGAAGGCGCATGGTTCTCGTTTTACTTTGGTTTGCAAGTTGGTGAAAGCGAAATAGACACGAGTTTAGATAATCATTCACCGTGGATTATC